CATTCGCATCCAGGTGTGAGTCCAAATCCTAGCGAACCAGATAAAGTTGCTTGTGAAAGAAGTAATTTACCTTGGTTTATTGTTGATCCAGTCTCTGAACAATGGGGTTACTATGAACCGTCAGGGTCTAAATCGTGATATTTACAAGTAAGGAGGCTATTATTATAAAATGACCGCAAAGGTATTCAAGTATGAAAGTCGTTAAGGTCTATGGAGCTTTAAAGGAAAGACTAGGAGGTCAAGGAACCTTTGAACTTGATGTCTTTAGTCCTGCTGAAGCCATAAAAGCTTTATGTTCAAATTTTGCTGGCCTTGACAAGTGGCTTATTGATAGTAGCGATGATGGAATTGCTTATAAGGTTTTACTAGGAAAGACTCGAATAACAGAAGATAACTTTGAAAATCTTTTATACCCTTGGAGCGAAAAAGAAGTTTTCCATATAACTCCTGTTGTTATGGGTGCGATTCAACTTAATCCTTTTAAATGGAAAAATAAAGGGTTAAGAAATCTTGTTATAGGAATTGCCATCGTTGGTATTGGCATGGCAACAGGTGGTGTTGGCTTCTCTCTTGCTAAAGGTATAACAGGATGGGGTGCTGCGCATTGGGCTACTAAAGCTGCAATATATATAGGAGCATCTATAGCCTTGGGTGGTATTTCTCAGATGTTAACCCCTGTTCCAGAACCGCCTCCTGAAGCAAATAAATTAAAGAGTTTCTCATTTAGTGGGATAGAACAGACAACCCAACAAGGTGGAGCAGTCCCAATTATTTACGGTAAATGTTTTGTCGGAAGTGCTGTTTTAAGTTCAGGTATAGATACTTTTGACGCATGATGACTAATATTATTTTTATGCGTTTAGAGGATATTTAGTATGGCTACAGAGGCAGATGATACCCTCCAAAGTTTTCAACAAGTAGAGATTGTTGATTTAATTTCTGAAGGACCAATTGAAGGAATTGTTGATACAGAGAAAGGTATTTATTTAGATGGTACACCGATTAAAAGTAGTAATGGAAGTGCTAATTTTGATGGTTATACTGTTAACACGAGAACGGGAACGCAGGCTCAAACTTACATAAGCAACTCTGCAGCTAGTCAGAAAGAAGTAACTGTAAATCTTGAAGTATTAAATTCAACGCCAAGAATAAAACAAATAACAGACTCAACAGTAGATAGAGTAAGGGTCACACTGATGATTCCTTCGTTGCTAAAACAAAATGATGACGGGGATATTGTAGGTAATGAGGTCGAGTTAAAAATAGAAGTTCAATACAATGGAGGTGGTTATAATGTGGTTCAAGATTGTAGATTTAAGGGAAAAAGTAGTAGTTCATATAAACGAGATTACCTAGTTAGTTTAACAGGTGCTTTTCCTGTTGATATTAGGGTTTCAAGAGTTACATCAGATAATAATACCAGTAAGAATCAAAACCAAACTTATTGGTCAGCTTACACAGAAATCATTGACGATAAATTTAGATACCCAAACTCTGCATTATGTTATTTAAGATTTGATTCCAGAAACTTTAATGGGGTTCCAAAAAGAAGATATTTAGTAAAAGGATTAAAAATAGCTATTCCTTCTAATGCTTCAGTTGATTCAAATACAGGAAGAGTAACTTATTCAGGAATTTGGAACGGCTCTTTTAGTTCTGCTACTTGGTGTGCTGACCCTGCTTGGGCGTTATGGGATTTGATGACAAACACCCGCTACGGGGCAGCAATTCCAGCATCTTCTTTGGATAAATGGGATTTTTATACAGTTTCAAAATATTGTAATGAGCTTGTTCCTGATGGAAAAGGTGGAAATGAAGCACGTTTCTCTATTAATTTATATCTACCCTCAAGGATGGAAGTTTTTGATGCTATCAACGAACTTTCTTCTGTTTTTAGAGGTATTAGTTATTACGGAGCTGGATCGTTAATCCTTAATCAGGACAGTCCATCAGATAGTCAATATATTTTAAATCCTTCCAATGTCATTGATGGAATATTTAATTATAGTGGGTCTTCCCAGAAAGCTAGACATACAACAGCTACAGTTGCATGGCAAGATTATGACTTACTTGGAGAAGTTCAACATGAATATATAGAAGATGCTGATGCAATCAGTAATTACGGAATTATTAATAAAACAACAAAGGCCGTTGGTTGTTATTCACAAGGTCAAGCACATAGATTCGGAGAATGGTTGTTACTTAGTGAACAAAATTTAACTGAAACAGTCAGCTTTGGAGTCACCTTCGATAGTGGAATCGTCCTTTCTCCTGGGATGGTTATTGATATTGCCGATCCAGTGAAAAGTGGAGAAAGACGAGGAGGAAGAATTTCTGCTGTTACATCTACCACTGTTTTTACTGTTGATAGTGATACAGATCTCAGTTCAATAGATCAAGCAAATAATCCTGTTTGTTCTATCCTTTTACCTTCTGGCTTAGTAGAAAAAAAAGATGTTCAATCAATTAGTGGAACACAAGTAACTCTTACAAGCGCATTATCAGAAACACCTCAAGTTCAAACTATTTGGATGATAGAAACAGATGATATTCAATATCAACAATTTAGAGTCTTAAATGTAACGGAGGCTGATGAAACCACTTATTCAGTTACGGCACTTATCTATAACAGTAGTATCTATGATGTCGTGGATCGTGATCAGGCATTATCTGTCCCTGATATTAGTAATTTAAGTGCATTTCCTTCTGCCGTAACAAATGTTTCTGGTGTCGAACATTTATATCAAGATGGACAAAATGTTAAAACAGCATTTGAACTTGACTGGTCTGCTTCTAATAAATTTGCAACACTTTATAAAGTTAATTATCAATTAAATAATAATAATTGGATTTCTACAACAACAACTTCTGCTTCTATTCGTATTGAAAATTTAAAAGTAGGAACATTAAAAACAGAAATTCAAGCAATAAATACCGCTGGTTTTTCTAGTCCTTTAGCAACTAATACTTTTACTTTATTAGGTAAAACAGCAGTACCTGAAGACGTTACTAACCTTACTTTTGAAGATGTGAGTCCAAACTCAGGAAGATTAAAATGGACTCAAACAACTGCTCTTGATGTAAAAGTAGGAGGCAAGGTTCACATTCGTCATTCAAGTTTGACTGATGGAACGGGTACTTGGAACAACTCAGTTGATTTAATTGATGCCATAGCGGGAGCCTCTACAGAAGTTATTATTCCAAAATTGACTGGAGAAACTCTGGTTAAGTTTGCCGACGATTCGGGAAATTTCAGCGCAAATGCTACAAGTATTGTTATTCAAACGGCAGCACAAAAGGCAGAGACTTTATTAGTTAAAAATCAAAGAGACGACCAAATTAGTCCAACACCATTTACAGGTAGCAAAACAAATACAGAATATGATGCAACACTTGATGCTCTTCAGTTGACTTCAAGTGGTGGAAGTATAAATGCTACAGGCTCCTATCAATTCGCTGATACTTTGGATCTAGGTGGTGCGTTTGCTCTTGATCTTCAAAGATATTTTGTAACTAGGGGAATAAGACCAAGCGATCTTATGGATGTGTGGCCTGATGTTGATGCTCGATCTGACTGGGATGGAGCTGTTATTGATGATGTCAATGCTTCTCTTTCTGTCCGTACTACAACTGACGATCCAAGTAGTTCTCCAACGTGGGGCAGTTGGGTCTCACTTAAGAATGGAACATTTAGCGGTAGAGGTTTTCAATTCAAAACTGATCTAACAAGTGGAGATACAACAGAAAACATCTTGATTGATCAATTAGGTTATACAGCAACACTCGACCAAAGGACAGAAAACAGCACAGGTGTTGTTGCCAGTGGAACAAGTGCCAAAACAATTACATTTACTAAGCCTTTCTGGACTGGTACTTCTGCTTTAGGAGGAAGCACAACAGCATACCTGCCAAGTGTTTCTGTTATTGTTCATGGACTCTCTAGCGGTGACTATATAGATATGGGAACAGTTACAGGGACTCAATTCACTGTGACTCTGAAAAACTCAGGAG